CAAGCTGTTAAAGAAAAAAAGAGGTTGGATGATATCATTGGCGAGTTTGACGGAGAAGTTGAAAACTTAAATTTGGCTGAAGCTCGGAGGTGGGGAGCGCAGCAAAACAAAATCGTACCAGGTCCATTCAAGGACACTGACGAATGGGTTGGACTCGGAATGCGAAGAGCGATCCAGGAAGGCGTTGATGGTGGCTACGACCGGGTAGCGTGGGCGAGCGGTGAGCAGGTTGCTACGTTGCCAGCTAATAATCTGCGGAAGCACGTTAGCAAGATCGAGTACGATCAAAATATCCAGCACCTAACAGCGTGGGACTTAGAAGGTAACCAGGCTATTCATCACCGTAACATTACCCCGGATCAGTTGCCTGAATATCTCGGTAAAGAACGAGCCGAGCGGTTGCTGGCACAAGATTCTGCAGGTATTGTGGCTGATGATTATGTAATCACAGAATTAAAAGACTCTCGCGGACTTCCTATGTTTCGGGTTGAAGGTCCATATACTAAAACACACGCAACTAGCCGACGAGTTGCTGAAAGGATGGCTGAAAATTTCGCTGAAGATTTCAATTCAAGGATACGTATCATCGAAGGCGACGATCTTGCAATTGGTGGCGATGATATGATCTATTTTTACGACAAGATAGTTCCAAACGCGGTCAAAAACGAAGGAAACAAGCTTGGTGGTATAAAGATGGAGAGGATTGGACTTGAGGCACATCCACCCCTGCCTTATAATGAGCTACAAAGCACCATTCCTGCTGGGTTAAGAAAGAAGCCGAGACTAGGGCCACGAGGAACTAACCAATCTTTTGCAATTACGCCTGAGATGCGAAACATAGTCGGACAAAGCGGTCAGAGACTTTGGGGTACGGGTGGGCTAGTCGGACTTGGTTTAGTGGCTCGTCAACAGGGTAACAACTAATGGCTAACGGAATTGAAAACCTAGATCCTAACCTTTGGGAAAAGATAAAGCGTTTGATGAATCCCATAGACGATAAGGGCCAGATGAAGACGGGTGGTATGAATATATCTCCTGAAGATGCCAGGTTTGCCGCTGAGTTGGGCCTAGACTTTACACCAGGCGTAGGAGATGCGAAGGCGTTGCTCTATGATATGCCCAGATCACTTAGGGATGCTGGAAATGCACCGACACTTTTGGGTAAAGCGGGTCATGTAGGATTGGCGTCATTGGCAGGACTTTCTGCTATACCATTTTTGGGTATGCCTGCGGATGCACTACGGGCTGGTATAAAAGCATTGCGTAAATACACTAAAAAACTTCCGACTCCAAATGAGGTGCTGTCGAAAGCTCCAACTCAAGCAGAAATAGATTTTGTGGGATTATCAGGCGATGCCGATTATACGATGGACTTTTTGACTCAAGGTCAGCGCCCTCCAAAGACAGATGCGGAACTCCGAGCCATGTGGGGAAAACCTGAAAGACCAGCGTGGGAGTCAGACCCAGATGCGTGGCGTGATGCAGTCGATTTTGATTCTAGTGGAGAGGGTATCGGTCCTACATATAAAATGACGATGGATGACACGGGTGTTATGAGGCCAGGTAATTGGCGGCATGGGCAGCAACAACTCAACAGATATGATGATTGGGATACGCCCCATTTACTGAGGCGTCTGGCTGAAGAATTCCCTGAGTCGCAACGAATGGACCCAGCAGTACTGGAAGAGATAGCTGAAAACCTGCAAGATCTCTACCCAAGGAATGTTCTGAGAAGTCGTGAGAATTATATCAAAGGTATTAAACACATCCCACTAATGGAAACTATGCGGTTCCCGAGAGGACAAGGCAAGATTTATCGAAAACTCTATGAAATGATGCAACCCTAATGGCTAACGGTCTCGAAGGTCTAGCCCCTAACCTTTGGCAAAAGGTAAGGCGTGTACTTGAGCCACAATCAGGTGCAGAGACTGCTGGATTAATAGGTGCTTCGATGATGCCCGGTGTTGGAGAAGCTATAGATATAGCGGATATTGCTGCTGGTATAGAGGACCGTAATCTGGGAAGAATAGCTCTTGGTGCAGCAGGCCTAGCACTGCCCTTTGTAACTGGTCGCACTATTGGGGGAATACGAGACTTAGCTCGTGCGGGAGGTGGGCGTAAATCTTGGGCTGATAGAAAAGCATTGGCTAAAAAAAGAAAGGAATTACACCTTGAACTGAAAAGGAGAGATAGAACAGGTTCGTTGGAGAGTTTTCACCGGGGTGCGATAGAAAGGTTTTCGCCAGGTGCAAATCCTAGATACGGATTGACCGATAGACTTGTCGGAACAGAGGTTGGTGAAAAATTATTCGGCCCACAGGCACGATGGCGCCCAGAAGATGTGCGTGATCCAAATGCACGGAGTAAACGAAGCGTAGAAAGATCCCTTAAGGAAGCCAGGGATACAGGGTCATGGCAAAATCCTTACGACCCTTATGAGTTAAGGGAAGGACTAACGCCAGAACAATTTCGACGACAAGGAATATCTAAACATGCTGTCGGCCCCTTCAGGCAATGGCTACGAAATCGTAGGGCTCAAGCACAGGGGTATGACCCAGAAGTTCTCTGGCATGCGACAGACAGGGCTGATCCAAAAAACATCGGAGTGACACCACCATTTAGAGAATTTGAGGTTGATCCAAAAGTATTGGCGGAACGAGGTACTACTGATCCAGGTTGGTATGGAACAGGTGCCTATTTTACTCCTGATCCTCTGTGGGCTAGACAATTTGGTGACCAAATGGAACCGTATTATTCAAGAGCTAAAACATGGGAGTCTCCCTACAAGGAGGTGAAAGACTTACCCCGTGGATCAACAGACACAGTGCATAAAATGTTAGCTGATAGTCCTGAGATGGGTGCTACAATGGCAGACCGACTAATTAATCATACTTTGGGTGACCCTAAATTGCGACAACACTTTATAACTATGCGTCAAGACATGATAAATACTTGGGTAGATGAACTTTCTGATATGGGCCCACTAGAATGGAAGCAATTTGGACAATGGGAAACGAGAATGCCGAAGACCAAGCTATCTCGTTCAAGACTTGAAAAAATGGCAACAGACCGATTCAATGAAGAACACCCAACCCTGACTATGGCAACTATTATAGATGGCCCTAGTAGTGGCAGAGGAATGCCAACCGCAGAAGGAGCAAAACGCTATATCAATACCGACATAATGGGAGCTGCTGTTGGAAAAGCAGATCCCGTTGCAGTGATAAAGCGTAAACAAAAATTTATTGAAGAGTTAACTCATTTAGAAGAAATACACGGGAAGGCTCGGGCCAAGGCAACCAGGAAGGTACATGAGAAGCTTGGTCCTAAACCCACGATGAATGATTTTGACGATTATGACGAGGGTGTAAAGGCGATTGCAGCACATGAAAAAGCAGCAGAAGAGATGTTCGATGCACTGCTAGGGTTTCCGCCCCAAGTGAAGAGGGGATCTACTCTCGAAGAACTTTCATCTTTAGCAATAAGAGACGCAATCCTAGAATCTGGATATCAGGCTGGTAGATTCGCAAATGAATTGGTTGTGTATGATCCTAGTACAATCAGACATGCCGCTGCAGCTTTTGATCCAAGTAAAATGGGTTCATCAGATGTACTTGCTGGGATTGCAGGATTGTCTGCCACAGCTGCTGTTCGTAATGCGATGCAAGATCAACGACGAGGTGATAGCTAATGGCTAACGGAATATCAAAAGCAACGTCACTGCCAGCTATAAGTGTAGGCTTTGCAATCTCTATACTGGTGGCCACCTGGGTTGCAGGTGCTAGATTTGAAGGGATGGAAAGAGCAGATGCCCAGGCCATTGTTAAAATTGAAGACGTAGCTGATCGACAAAGAAAATATATTGGACAACAAGGTAGCTTAACAATTCAGATTGAAGAGTTACAGGATCAAGTACATTTACTAGAAAGAGAACTCGCACTATTGAAAGTAAGGTTGGAGATGGGTAACGATGAGTAATGGAATAAAAGATTTAGATCAAGCTATGCCTTTCATACCCTTTGCTTCTGGGCCTGAAATAGTGCCGCTCGCAGTGAAGTCTATATTAAAGGACATAGTGGGCAAGCAAGTTCGCGAGCGTCTCGGGCTAGAAACATTAGGTAGCTTTATCGGTGAGCGTCCTATAACTGAGAGAGACGTAAAGCGTTCTGAATTGAGGGCTATGCAGGACGCAGCAATTAGGGCGATGGGCGGTAACCTCAGAGACAAAGGACACATTGAATATGAAGATTATGGAACCACCGATACTGACGATCCATATGCTGACGTAGGCGGAAGCGAAGGGTCGGGACTGTTAGCAAAATTGTTTGACCCAGACTACAATGCAAAAGCCACTTTAGGACAAGCGATGGTTGAGCGAGATCCAGACACTGGTGAATACTATATCATAGATCAATATAATTTTAATGAAAGAAAGCCTGAGCCCACATCTTTAGATGAATTTCAGTCGATTTTGGAAAGGCGAGTGCCAGGGCAAGGAGCATATGGTGTTGTTCGCTCTTTTGGCGAAGCCTATGGTAGTCCCAGTGGAGAAGGTCAACCAGTTCGCATCAACCTAGGTGACCTTGAAGCTGCTCTTGCGCGAAACCAAGAACAGGACAAGCCAGGATTATTTAGCAGAGGTTTAGCATACCTAGGAAATCTACTTAAGCGTGATCGTGAACCATCTCCGGTATTGGCAGGACCAAGTGTGGCTGATGGCACCTCTGTTCCTAGTGATCCAGATGCGGATCGTGATCCGATAGAGCTGCTTAGAGATAAATTACAACCCATCGTAAGTCCCAGCATAACACTCAATGAATTTGACTTTGATAGATAATGGATTGTCCGCGCTGTGGGGCTGAGAGAGAATTAAATAATGACTATTGTGCATGGTGCGGATGGGACTTCGTATCAGAGTGGCAGATCTGTGAGCGTTGCGGAAACACAATAAAAAACACAGATAAATATTGTCAAGAATGTGATGATATATTTGGGAGCTAATTGAGGAGGAGAAAATGAAACACATTGTCGTATGTTTTGGAGATTTACACTGTGGTTCTACGGTGGGGTTATGTCCCCCAGAAGGCGTAGAACTTGATGATGGTGGATTGTACATGCCTAGCAGAGGCCAGGAATGGCTGTGGGATAACTGGGAAGAATCCTGGGATAAGATAAAATCGGTGAAGCGAAAGAACAGGGACGCCAAGCTACACCTAATCTGTAATGGAGATGCCGTTGATGGGGATCATCACCGGACGACTCAGATTTTTACAGCACATGAAGGTGGCCATGTTAACTGCGCGCTGGAAACTTTAAGGGTTCCGTTGGCACTCAAGCCTGACAGCATACACATCACCAGGGGTACGCCTGCTCACGTAGGTAGAGCAGGTGGACTAGAAGAAGGAATGGCTAAAGCATTAAAGTCTCAGGGATGGAAGGTTGTAGAAGATCCCGATACTGGAACGACATCATCCTATCAGAGAATGATTAAGTTTGGGAACCTGCGGTTCGATGTAAAACACCATGGTAGAATGGGAAGAAGAGCCCATACCAAAGGCCCATACATGAGATGGTATGCACAGGATGTGTTCTTCAACTATATGATGGATGGAGAAGATCCACCTGACATAGCAATCCGCAGTCACTTCCATCAGTTCGCAGATAGTGGAAGAATACACAAGGTAAAAACACGGCTCGTTGCGCTACCAGCATGGCAGCTTGCAACGGAATATGTTCACCGAGTTGCAGAGAGCCTCGCAGACATTGGTCTTGTTTGGTTTGAAATTGATGACGATGATGATTATAATATGAAGAAGATATTATTCAAACCTGAACGACCCACAACTGTGGAGGTATCGTGAGTATCACGGAAACAGAATTATTAGAGGAGCTAGTAAAGTCTCTAAGCAATACTGGCATGGAGCCAGACGAAGGGGCCAGAACAGTACTTGAGTTAGCCGAACATCTGGACGCACCTGCACAAGCGATCCGCTCTCGCCTAAAGGCATTGATCAAAGATGATCGAGTCGAGGTAGTAAAGGTTCCGAAGAGAGGCATGACCGGAGTGGTATCAAAAAGACTTTGCTACAGATTGAAGAATGCAACCAAAGAAGAATTGTATGAAATCCAGTAGCATTGCAATAGCAGTCGGAGTAATCTTCCTTTTATTTTTTGGATTCGATTATGTGGACTCAGCCAGGATGGATGCAATGGCTGCTGAGGGCAAGGTGGAAGTGCTGGAAGCAGAGCGAGCAGAGTTGGAGAAGGAAGTTGAAGACGCTATCCATAATTATGAGTCGCTCAAGGACAGTTTAGACCAAGTTCAGGACTCTCTGGCCGAAGTTCGGGAACAGGCAAAAAACGACGTCCTCACGTCCTCTGTAAGCTTCGAGGAGAACCTCGCTATACTACGTGATAGCCTAGACGATCAAAGTGGCTTAGAGGCCGTGCTAGACACCTTAGAATCGAATCACCTTAAAGTAGTGGAAGGATACGAGGTTCAAGTGGCTAGTTTGGAGTGGGACAAGCAGATTTTGCTGACAAGAGTGGAGTCTTTGGATTCTTTGTGGGTGATGGAGCAGAGGTTGAATGAAAGCTTGCGAAATGAAATCACCGCCCTCAACCAAGCTAGTGATGCCTGGAAGAGGGCAGCCAATCCTGGTGTCCTTAAAAAGTTACGTAGTTCTTTGCCTTATCTTATCGCAGGAGCCGGAGCAGTTATACTTACCCGCTAAACCAGTTCAAGCGTGGCTTTTGAATACAAAGGTATTTGCACTCCATCTACCTCCATGTGCTCAAATAGCTTGTACCTTGCGTGTGTTCCCTTATTGTTTTCATCAGTACGTGTTTCAATAGAATAGCCCATGTCTCGCAAATCCTTAATCCGTGCAGCCAGTCGGTAGCACTGAAATCCTTGCATGGCTTGGAGCGCAGTGATGCTCCCGAACTCTCGCATATAACGTAACACGGCATCGCATTGAGTTCCTTTCTTTGGTATTGGTAGTCGGTCTCGGTTACTGCTCATAATCATTTCCCCTCCTAAGTTGTTGGTTGTTAGTCGTTACTCGTCCTACTAATTAAAGCATGGCAAAAAGCTATGCTATCTAATTGGTTCATGCTCGTTACCCCTGGAAAGGGTATCTCTCGTTCAGGCTCGGGTACATGCACTGGCACCAACTCGTTGATCTCTCGAGCAACAGATTGCATTGTTGCTATATGTGATATCCAAGCCACCATCCATACTGTAGCGAGTATAGCCGTCCAGTACACTATTTTTTCTAAATCAATCATTTATCCTCCTAAGATTATACACCACACATACCTTCACACTCATTGTTAAAAAAATCTATTTGGTTGGGGTCATTGGGACTAAAGACAGCATCCGCCAAGGGGACGCAGGATCTATGGACAAATGCTGGAGACTCCGAACCTTTCATAGTTTTGTCTCTTATAGCCTCATCAAAGTCTACAGCTTTAGCGAACTCCGCAGGTTCTTCGTCCTTCATCCACTGCCAATACTGATCGTCATGGTAAGGACAGTAAACACATGCCGATTTTTTTGGTTTAGGTAATCCTACTTGCTCCATTATTTGGTAGCAGTCTTTTCTGCTAATACCTAAATCTATTAGTGGGTACGTGTTTGTTGTCCACTTCATCCAACTCTCTTTCATGCGTTGCATCTCATCAGTGGATATACCCAGCATCGCCCTCACCTTATGCTTTACTCTATAGCGAGGCTTATACCCTAGTATCTCTCGCACCTTTTTGTTGATGGGCGTGATCTTATACTCACGAGTACACTGTCGTCTGAGCACACCCTTACTTCCATCCTTGTGAAGTGTAAACAATGGGATGGGAACAAACTTATCACGGCCTAATGCGTCTTCGCTTAAGACACCTTTCTGGGCTATCACAATATTTATCCCAAAAGGTTCTGCATAATCCTTAAGAACCTGCAAGTAGTCCATCACATACTGGGGTTCATCACCAGTATCAGAGAAGATCGCAACATCAGGCTTAGGAACTCTGTCATCGGTACAGGCTAGAACTAGTAGGGCCGAACTTTGAACCCCAGCGCCTAGACTCAAGTAGGTGAAATCAAAATGTTCGTCTAGCTTCATTGTATCTAATGTGAGACCAGTCATACTATTCTTTATTCTTCCTTGTTAGCGGTAAACCAACTCCACAAAATCAGTGCAAAGATAAATGTAAATGCCCATATGTATCTCATATTGTTCCTTATGTTATTTCTCCTCCCACCATTTAGCCTTCTTAGGCTTGACCAGTGGCTGTCGTTGTTGGTTGTAGTCGTAGCTCTCTACCATTTCTACAAACATGTCGGTCACTGTAATCTCCCTGTTCTGCGCCTCGCGTCGTACCTTGTTAAGAAGTACTTTCTCGAGACGCAGTAGGAAGGCCTCTTTAGAAGGGGAGACCGTCATCTTCTTCCTTGGTCTCTTCCACAGGTGCCTGAGCAGCAGGTGCGCCATCACCTGAGTGTACCTCTAGCCTCATATATTGATAAGGCTTTCCACTATCACGCCCGACACGCTCCCAGGACGCAACCTTTACCTTCGGCATTGTTCCTGTCTTTGCCTCTTCAACCAGTGCTTTTAGGAATGGTCGAGTAAACTCGATTGTCCCTGTCATACCAGGATGCTTGTTGGAAGTAGCAAACTGGTTCTTGTAGATACTAAAGTCTAACTTGGGTTGATCATCGTAATTCGGCATTACTATTTCTCCTCTTTCTTGTCATTGATTTTAAGTGCTAACTCTCCTGCTTCTTCCAACTTCTTGGTCACACGTGCTGCCTTCTCCTGATCACCACTGGCTATGACAGCTTTGATTGCCTTCTTAGTTTCTCCTTCTGGAGTCCAGCCTCTCTCATGCAGATCAGTCGCAACAGCCTTGAGCTTTGCAATGTGATCTACCGTGTCTTCTTTCTTGGCAGTTTTCTTAGCCTTGGGCTTCTTAGGTGCTGGAGTTGTTTCCACAACCTCTACAGGCAAGTCTTCACCTGCATAGATGTAATGCCCAAGTCCCCACATGGCAAAGTTTTTCGTGAGGCAACGCATTTTAGCTGTGTTGATTGCCATAGCGTCAGGATGTGTCTGCGCCCTGTTCTTAAAATCTAGAACCGGTAGCCACATCTTCTTCGTAAGATCACCAATTGTTACCTTGCAAGTGACGGATGCTGTACCCCCCTCATAGTAGGTCACATCTCTCGACACGCCATTAGCGTCGGTAGCATGGTGCCACTCGACCTGTAGATCAGGGTAGTGCTCCATCATAATTCCATACGCCCATGCCCAAGATAGATAGGTCAGGCCCATCTTCTCCTCAGTATGTGCGTTGACATTGATCTTGGATAATTTATCCCAGACCTGTTTGTACGTCAGTTTAGCCATTTCCTCTGTCTCCCTTCCATTGTGGACAAAATTCTGCGACTGAACACCATGATTCACAGCGGATGAATTTGGCGCCCCCTTCTTTGATGGAGTAGCTTTCGCCAGGTTTTTGCTTGATTTGTATATAAGCAGTTGCATCTTGCAAGGTATTAAAAGACCTTGGCTTAAGCCTACCGCCTGTAACATTATAGCCACCCCTGGCCCACCTCTCCTCTGGAGTGCAGGGCAACGTGTTATCCATCGTGTGTACCTTAACACGCTGTGCAACAAAATCATCCTGTCTGCTGTCACTCCATACTGGCACTGAAATTGGAACTATAGGACTCTGCGGATAGTCTGCTTTAGCATCGGCTCGAGACATCATCCAGTCACGGCACAAGCCTACAATCGTTAGCTTCGTAGCAGCCTTACCATTTTGCCTAAGCAACCACGCATAGATGTTTAGTTGCTGTTCCCACTCAGGCTTTAGTCCTCGCTGAATTGTGTAGACAGAGGTTACCTTGTAATCGGTCATTGAGCCATCGTCCAATAAGTCGATTGCCCCCGATATGGTTACCCCATCACACTCAGCAAAAAACCGTTCCTCAGCTTGGCCTTCGCCATGCTCCTCTAGGATGTTGTGAACACCCTTACCCAGTAGTTTCCACCACTCATCACGTACATCGGTGACGATCTTATCCTCGTGCTCCTTGTAGAGCCTTGCGATTTGTGGTGGCTTAAGTAATTCGGTTGCCGAAAAATCTGCTTCCCCCTTGGTGTAGGGATCACCTTCGACTGCCCGAATAAATACATCTGGCGCACCGTACTTGTTGGTCAACGCCATTACTCTACTCTCCAGACTCCAACGTGGTTCTCTTTATCGGGTATGATGCGCACGACAAACGTCTTATCTGAACGCCTATTTCTTTGAGAAGCTGCCACTCTAAGCGCATTCTCATCGTTATTAGACTCACCACTATTCTGCCTTGGACCCACATCAACTATAGCGCACTGACCTACCTCAAGTTCTCCAAAGAATGGGTAAGTCCTACGACTCTCGAACTCTGGCGCTTGCAAGCCATCTACGATTTCATACTCTTGTGATTCTTTCATTACTCCTCCCGGTTATGATACTCGGTAAATATCTATCCCATGTGATGTTACCCTAACTGAATACTTCTTCCCTGTCTGACGAGCTATTCGTCCTGCATAAGCTCTCACACCACCTAATTTTTCTTTGACTTCCTCCTCGTTTAAGGGTAGCTCGATCAAGTCACCAACCTTGATTGTTTCCAGGGGCAAGTCGCCCCACTTACTGCGCGGACCTGGGTTAGGAGGTGGGACTCCGACGCCCTCATAAACCCTAAATCTTTGACTGTTCAAGGTATTCTCCAGGTTAATAGTTGCCTGCACACTCCGGGTATGTTATCCTCAAATGCACCACAGAGGATAATTATGATAACGAAACGATCAAAATCTTGCAAGCCTATTGACGATGACCCTGCAAGCTGTATAATCAAGGGAGAGCCTGCTTCAAAGGCTAATTCAAGACGGTATGTTCTAATCAGTGGTAAGCCAAGATTTATTAAGTCTAAAAAAGCACTAGGTTATACTAAACTATTTAAGTTACAGTGTCCTACTAGAAAGAATCTATTCAGTGAAGATCTATTCGTTGCTATAAAGATTTATTACGCTAGTAGAAGACCAGATTTAGATCCTAGTTTAATATTAGATCTACTACAGGATAATGTTTATGCTAATGATAGATCAGTCAAAGGTCAGTACATCGAATGGGGATTAGACAAGCATAATCCCAGAGCTTTAATTGTGGTATCTACGCTCGACAATAAAGACCTAGCTATGAGCAAGCTAGAAGAACTCGTTACTAATGAGGGGAATAGATGAAGCATCAAGTTATACCTGAGATAGAAAGATTAGCAACAAGCCTGTCATTTGGGCAGCATAAAAGACACTGCCCTGTGTGCAGGGACCAACGATCAAAGAATAGAAATGACAAGTCTTTGTCCATCAAGGTTGACAGCAAAGGCGCACAGTATCAGTGTCATCATTGTGACATCAGTGGTGGTGTCTTCACAGATTCGGAGTGGTCATTCGACAGCCAACCAGCAATGCCTAAGCCTATTAAACAACTTCCTCCAGCCACTAATGAGGTGGCAGTTGATTATTTAAAGCAACGCATGATTACCGACGCAATAATCAAGTCTCATACGATTCCTGGCACTTACCGATTCAACGGCAAGACTGTTCCAGCAATTGGATTTCCTTACCGCAAGGGGAAGGATGTCGTTGCCATGAAATGGCGTTCAGCAGACACCAACAAAATGTTTTCCCAAGAGAATGTATGCGAAGAATTTTTTAATATTGATAACTATGTTAAGGGCAATGACATCATCATCTGTGAAGGCGAGATGGATGCCTGTGCTTGGTTAAGCTCTGGCGTTCCCGAGAATGTTACAGTTCTATCAATACCAAACGGAGCGCCGGCTCGTGTTAACAATGGCAAAATTGACCCAAACGATGACAACAAATTTAAATACATTTGGAAAGCCAAGGCACAGTTAGACTCAGCCCCCAGAATAATTTTAAATACTGACAATGATGATCCTGGCAACGCACTTGAGGAAGAAATTGTACGTCGTATTGGCAGAAACAAGGTGTGGGTCATAGACCTAGACGAACACAAGGATGCAGCCCAAGCATTAGAAAAAGAAGGTGATACATATCTTCTTGAAAAGTTTGAGGAAGTACAGCCTCTTCCTACGATTGGGCTACATCGTGCAGAAGTATTCTATGATGCACTACATGACCTTTATGACAACGGACAAATGCGAGGCGCTCGTACAGGCCTGTCATCGGTTGACAAGTTAGTTCAAGTCCCAATGGGTATGGTCTCAGTAGTCACTGGCTTTCCTTCTTCTGGTAAGAGTGACTTCATTGACCAGCTTTGTGTGAACCTTGCTGAGGCTGAAGGCTACAAGACAGTGTACTGTAGCTTTGAGAAGCCACCCGAACTACACATGATGCAACTAGCACAAAAGCGTACCAAGCTCCAGTTCTTTGATGAGAGTGGAACTCGCATGAACCTAGAAGAACTAGACTCAGCAAAGAAATGGATCGATGACCACTTCTTGTTCATGGACTACAGGCGTGATGGGCCTACCGACATAGACGGCATACTAGACATAGCTTCTAGCGCAGTCATGCAGATGGGCTGTCGCATCCTGGTCATTGATCCCTACAACTACTTGACGATGCCAGTTTCCGCTAAGGAGACTGATGAGATCTCTGGGATGTTGACCCGAGTACAGCAGTGGGCCAAGTCTCACGATGCTCATGTATTCTTTATTGCTCACCCGACTAAGATCGGAGGCGATGGCCGAGGGCAGAAGATTGTACCTACTGGCAATGATGTTTCGGGTTCAGCTGCTTGGTATGCGAAGGCCGACATCGGCTGGACGCTGTGGCGTGACCCAGAGAACATAGAACCCCCTGAGCTACACATATGGAAGATCCGGTGGTCTTGGATTGGAAACCACGGTGTGTGTCCATTAAAGTTCAATCGTAGCGTAGGAGTGTGGTCAGATTACAATGTTAGTGTAGACGGTGATGACTGGGAGTTTTAGCTAAAAGATTGACTGAGTCATACAGATAGGTTTAGGTTGATGAAGGCGAAGAAACATGTCCTCCTCTCATGTTCTCGTTATTATGTAAAAAAAAATAGGCCTGGGTATATCCTCCCTTCGCCCACGCCTCCCTCTGACGTAGTCAGTTGCTCGCTGGCTAGGTCAGGGGGTTTTTTATTTAGGGTTGCGATACTTTTCAAGGAGCTTCCAGGTCTTATCAGGAAGCATCCTCGAGTCTTTTATTTGTACATAGTAGTGTGGGTATGCATCTTCGAGCAGTTTAATATCTAGCATGATGTGCGTTGCCACCCAATCACCGAAACCTTCAATCTCTGTGGAACGCAACAAATCGGTAGCTCTGTCGTGATATGCCCGCACGAACTGATCGTATGTCAATACAGGTAGTTCCTTGGCACGAGACTTCATGCGATCCATTGTGAGTTCACAGTACTCAAAGCCCTCACTAGCAATCAGGTCTTCGACCTTGGCACAGGCTTCCTTTTTGCTTTCGGCAACTACACTACGGTTCCATACATTTATTTCGTGTACCGTTACGTCGTATATAGTCATCTTCCCTCCGTTATGAATAAGTAAATTTTGTAACGCATGCGAAGCAGCCAGCTTTGCTCGAGACGCTCTGCGCATGGTTGTTCCATGCATTCTCCACTAGCATTAGCTGGGTTATCCCAGATGCTTACAGTTTTCCGACAAGTGTAGCATCCGTACAAATACAGTACTCCGGCCCCTAACCGTGGCCCAAGGTCATGCCCCAGGTATTTGCACCTACGCAAAGTACCTTTAAGCAACCTTCTTCCCTTACGAGTTTCCATTATCGCTCCTAATTATAGTCAACATCAGAGCTTTCATCTGATATTATTCCTAACACTCTTTCTAAATCTGGTCCAACCACTTCTATTACGTCATACAAATTTTGCACGGCCTCTTTAGATACGTTGCTTCTTTCCAACGGCCATATTGCTAGGGCTTTACATATTGCTAGACAACCCTCAAGGGTACGTCGCTCTACACTTATAGTATTGATACTCATAACTCCTCCTTAGTTAAAGTCGCTTACTGGTAAACTAGCTAATAGATCTTCGATAGCCTGTGTACGCTCATCTTGCAAATCTTTCTCAAGTTCAGCTATCCATTCGGGAATCATTTCTATCAGATACTGCTCATCTCTGTGGCCTGGATCTTCTATAATATTACCCTCTACAAGTTTTTTATAGATGAGATTCACCAACGCTGGCTCCATTGGATGGCCTTCGTTAAGTATCATAGATAACCCTTTACGTAATAAGTCATCATTAGGTGTAGTCATTCCGACAATGACAAACACACTGCCTTCGCTCCAAGTTGGATATGTACCCATTATTTCTCCCCTTAGTTCATTTCAGATGAAACATCAGTATCATTTAATTCAGCCAACTTTATACCATTGTATGGTATCTCTATGTCGAAGATTTCCTCAAGGGCTTGGTACGTACCTTTGAAGTCTAAGTGCATGACATTCTCATCATGTCTATTGCACCAGATCTGTAAGCCTTGGTCCGTCCATCCAGCTTGAGTTCTGGCGTACTCCATAGGGCTCTGCCCCTCGGGTAGCTCTTCCGCACATTTAAGACAGTGCAGATATGCTTTTATTTCATTCGGTACTTCCATTATGTCCTCCTTTAGTTGTCCTTCTGATTAATAACTGATGCGATAGATTTCCTTTTTTCTCTCCTCCAGAGAATAAAGAATAGTAAAATCAATCCAGGCTGAAGGAAAATAAAGATTACTAGGTTGGCTAACTGGTAGCCCATACCTGTCTTATCTCCAACTACTTGAATGATGTGGACGCAAGCCCAGTATAGTGTATCTCCGATGAACTCTATATAAAGTGCTTCTAACATACCTCCTCCTCGTTGATGTTGTCTATTACTTGAAAGTCCCACACACTGTCCATGGTTTCCTCTCTAGTAAATCCTCAGTAATGTTCCTCGCTAGTTCATCTGTTTCCTCTGCCCACTTCAGTTGTGCCCCAATGAACTCAGCCACATTCACTGTGACTGCATTGCCCATCATGCGATAGCGTGGGCCATCCGCCATCTCATTCCCAGTGTCATCCAACCTAGTCCAATCATCTGGGAAGCCCTGCAACCTCTCGCATTCTCGAGGCGTTAATCTCCGTGGTGCATCACTTGAGATATAGAAGCCAGGTTCTGCGCCTTGTCCTCCAGGTCTCGACGTTCCAGCACCACTGGAGTTCAGCGTCGGTGCTACCCTTTGATGTGTAGCTACATGAGGTGCCTGATCTCCAAGCGTGGCAGCCCCAAGTGTGGGGAATACCTCACTGCTTGGATTAGCTCCAGCCTTTCTTGTCAGGTTCCCAGGTTGGAAGGCTACGACTAGATCGGTAGCCTCATTGTGTCTAGCTCGTAGTGGGCTACTCGCCTTCATCTCGTCTTCCATCTTGTACTTGGCATAGCCAGTGCATCTGGCAACTACCTGTTCTCTGCCACTGTCCTCATCGCTACATCCAGCATCTCTGGCAGAGCCTTGCCCCTCTTCTCTGCTCGTCGCAGGATGCCACGGCAAGCTTTCGGACTCAAGTAATACTTGGGGTGCACATCCGTCTCCAAGATATCCGACAATGAAGACTCTACGTCTACGTTGGGGGACTCCGAAATATTGAGAGTCAAGTATTCTGTACTGCCACTGGTACCCCAGTTCTTCCAACCCCCTGACGAGAACTTCCATGTCCCGTCCTTTGTTGGAGGAGAATAGACCAGGGACATTTTCGACCAGACAGTACTGGGGACGGCACTCTTCAAGAATGCGATGAAATTCGTACCAAAGCCCCGATTTTGAACCATCCAATCCTCTACGGTGTCCCGCAACTGATAGATCTTGACACGGGAACCCACCACAGATGAGGTCGACTTCTTCGAGAACATCTCTTCCTGTTTGTCCATCTTTACCTCCTACTTGTTGAACATCATTATAAATTTTGACATCAGGCCAGTGCTTCCTAAGAATACTCCTGGCTTGTTTGTCATACTCGACCTGCCATACGATCTCATGTCCAGATCGCTCGAGGCCCAGGTCAAAGCCTCCAACTCCACTAAACAAGCTTCCAACTTTCATGCTTCCTCCTCTGGTTTAAAAGATTTGAAACCCTCCTGAGTCCTTACAAAAATCTCTGAACTCCTCAACACAACTGACTTCCATGGAGTAGTAAGATCCAAAGTTCGGAGTCTTACCTTTGCCCTCGCAGCTACGGCAAGGGTCTCGTTCAGAGTCAGGATCTTCTCCACTACCCTTGCACCTACTACACTCTGAGGGTGGCAAGGCTTTGCGTTCTTGCTCGTGACGTTCCACGTAGGTAGCGATTGCACCACTATCTAGTCGTTGTGTTAGGACATCAGCAATCTCAGTTGCTTGCTCTGCACTGATCTCATGCCCGTCATTAAAACCACCTGCATCATATTCCTCCTCTGAGATGATGTTATCGCAGAACGAGTACACGCATTCCCACAGTGGCCTCCAACCCCAGACATTCCTACGAAAGTAAATGCCTGGATTCTTTTGCTCGTACTGACTCACCTTAGCAAAGTACTCTTTCAGAACATCTTGATCGCTGTAGAGTACCTCATCTGATGGACGCTCTGGCTTTGAACCGCCACGGATTGTGGGGTTCATGCCATGGATATCGAAACCCATGTTACCTCCTCTGTTTAATTAAACTTTACACTCCCATTCTAATGCTTCCCATCCAACCTCATTTCTTCTTCTATGCCTCCTCTTGGTTAATGGTTTTGTTCCGTAACTTCTCCACTGTTGTTGCACCTCACAGTGCAGTAGTGGGGAACGATTCTCACGATCTCTTTGTAGATGTTCTCCATACTGTATGAGATATCTATGATAGTTTTTTACTGACACTCTATTCCTCCTCCTCGTTAATGAAAACCTCAACAGACGGCTGTCCGTATGGTTCGATCTTTACCCTTGAGTTCGGGAGCCTGTTCTCAAGCTCTGGTCCCCACTGGGAAAGCATGAACTTGTCGTCTATCTCTTGCTGTAACTCTTTCCCAATCTTCTCTGCTTGCATGGGACTGTCAGCAAAGACTGTTTGGGTTATGCTATACGCTCTGTGAATCTCTATGTTGAATAGATCTTTCTCACTCATACTCCCTCCTCTTTGGTGTGTGAAGGTACTACAAAAATTTCTTCGTAATCTTCTTCCTCGTAGTTGTCAATTACAAAATCCCAGCCTTCTAAAAAGCTGTCAAAATATTTATCTGGCCAAAGTTTGTTGTAAGCCCAGTCCACTATTTGGTACTTCATACTCCCTCCTTGCATCGGCCAGCTAATTTGTCAACTATGTACTTGATATTATCAATGAGATCACCTGCTGTGTCCTCATTCTCTGTCCCCCCATGCCTTCTGGGTTCGTCACGAAACTTATGACCTGCCATCGTGTTGTGTAGGTCAACGACATCAAAGTACAGTTCTGCAATCTCTTCATCTGGCTTCACCTCTAATAATACAGTTGGTACACTCATACTCCCTCCTCTGGCAACATTGCCTGTAATTGTTCCATCACTTCTGGGTTGTCCATCTCTTGCAGATTTTTAAGGAAACGCTCTAGTGGTTCTATCGTGTCGTACTCCTCGTATCTCCCACTAATATCCTTAACTATCTCTTGTGCTACTTTTTCGTACAGCTTCATGCTCCCTCCCCTTTGCTAAGTATTTGACTTGCCGTACTGCAATGCTTCTTTCCTGCTCTGTACGTGCCAGCAATCTGAGTGCATTTTGTAATTTAGCATCCAGTTCCTGGACAAGCTTCGTCGCATCGTCCATTGCATCCCATGCTGCTTCCAGCGTGTTCGCTGTTTGACCCTCTTGTAATTCAAGTATCGTTTTGAATCTCTTTTGAATCTCTTTTAATTCAACCATCGTTTTCCTCCTCGATAAGCTTTACCTGTGCAAACCAGATGTCCTGAGTGATACCATCTCTAAACTCAGTTGAGTCACCCTCTCCTTTCGTGGTCAGTCTGCCACAGTCAACACACTTCAGTGGTACGGTGTCCAGATTAAAATAATTCACATCTGGTCCGTAAGTCGCAAACGCTCCACAACAATCTGTCATGCGCTGTCCGTGATCATCGTACTTTTTCTCGCTACTCACACTCCCTCCTATGTTTAGTTAAACTTCACGCTCCTATGCATTCCCAGTAGCCGTCAGTTTTCACGAGCATCATGGTTTCAAAGACAATCCCCTCATTAGACGAATCGTCTCGGTACGGCTGGAACAAATATAATTCTTCCAAATCTTCACTAACGTCGTATAGTGGGCCACCTGTGAAATGAACCACTGCCCTGTCATACATTTGAAAATCAGCCTTGGGGATCAACGCCACCAACCTATCCTTCCAATGCAACTCTTCGGGTGGGTGGGTGTAAGTTCGGTGATACACACGAGCCAATTCCAGAAACGTGCTGAAATTCTCTTGGAGTGCGTCTCTCTCCGACTGCTTAATCTTTCTTGGCTTAAAGGGTACTTCAGTTAGCTCTGTCATGCTTCCTCCTCGTTAAAGAACTGGTATAGTTTGCAACTTCTCGATGTTTGTACCCATTGCTCCCCCATCATTGCCCTCATCGTCAGACATCGGCACAAGCCAGGTGCCATCGTCTAACCCAATCGCCACTGGACGAGAGTACCAACCCTGGTCATCTGTATTTTTGGGAGACATATACTCTATGCGAGCAATCTTCTTTCCAACTAAGTGCTTACTGATTAGTGCTATCCATTCTGCTTCTGACATACTTCCTCCTCGTTAAGTTAACTTCTCTTCTATCACTCTCCGTACTCGTAAAACCTACGCTTAACTTCCTTTGCAACCTGCTCTTCAGTCCACTCAGGATTATCATCCTCCACTGACTCCTTAATGTTTTCCAATACTGCATCTTCATCGTAGTCATCTGCTGGATTATACGCTGTCCTCCAGTCTTCATAGCCAGGTGCTAGATCACTCATACTTCCTCCTCCTCTTCATCTTCATCGTGCCATCCTATAATTTCTTCAGTCTCATCTTGAAGGTCCATGATGCTGAGAGGGCTATCATTCATAAGCATCTTACTCAACGTGTCTAGGGCTTCTTGATCCCCCTCGCCCCCACTCTTTTCTACTTCAATCTCTATAGTTCCTGTCCATGTGTACTCTATTACTCTTGTCCCTGCCATTTGTACCTCCTTGTTTAATTAAACTTCACTCTCCATCGAAATACTAAAGGAATATGCAGGTTCTCCATAACCCCAATCCCCTTCACAATTCTGTAATTCCATCGCCCATTCATATGGGCCACCCTCCCAACAGATACCCCATCCTGGAATCAATCTATGGCCCAACTTGTCGTTATCCTCTGGCCGTACTAGCATCACTTCGTCAGCACTCTGACCGATATCCTCAGCATACTTACACAAGGCCTTGTGCAACGCTTTTGTTGCAGGACCAGTATGCTTGTACTCACTAAGGTCAACGCCCAGGTCAGAGGTGAAACCGAATTCCTCAATGTAAATCTTTACGTTACTCATGCTCCCTCCTTGTTTAATTAAACTTCCTATCAATCCATTCTGCTTTTGACATAGGCATCAATGCCCAACTCTTCACACAACACCTTAGCATATGCCCTGGCATACGCTTCCTTGCGTGTTAGACTCTGGCCGTAGTCTCCTATCCAAAGCCTCAGACCAGTGGGGTAACCCTTGGACACATTTAAATTCTTTTTAGCCCATCTAGCCCAGGATGTGGTACCCTTGAAACATACTTCTGCGAACCCACACACCCCATCCATAACTGGAGGATAGTGGGTGGTCTTACCTGTCATATGATTGTATCCACCGACTATCATAGGGGTTGGGATCACTTCTGTAGCTGACTCATGCCCCTTCTCATGGGCCAGCTTACTCACACGCTCATACTCAGCACTCTGAGCTTCACTCTTTGCACTCATACCTCCTCCTCCATTTCTTTAAGTAGTTTCTCATCTGCTCCATGCGGAACAAATTCTCCTGCTTCCCACCTTGGGACATTTGTTGGCTCAGTCCCTAGTAGACTTGCTAATTCTTCCTGGCTGAGTCCAAGACGTTCTCTTAGCTTCTTTAGTCTGCTAGGGCTAACGAAATTATTGTATTCGCAGTACTGTTCCCACATTTTTAAGTGAAAGTCATCTTCGTACACCCTTGTCCCACAGTCACAGCCCCACACCTCCGTCTCAAAAGATAGTTCTACTTTCTCTCCTGTCTTGTAATCAGAAAATACATGGGGTGCTGTCGTGGGTTTTGCCCATATCACAGTGTCACATTGTGTACATAATTTTCCGACAGGACTGTCGCTCTCACTCATGCTCCCTCCTTATTGAAAGATTACAAATCCACTATCGTCCTTCTTCGCACTACCTTTGGCTAACAGACCCACGATACATGGCTTTGGGTCTTTAAACCGGAGATCGTTTAAGTCCCCATCAATCACTGGGAGACCCATCCATTCAGAGGGTAGCTCATTGAACACGGCAGCCACGTTCATTCCATTACTCAGAGCTTGTTCCACACTGTCCTGATTACACTCAGACCTACTGAAGGTGAGTGAGTAATTATCTGGCAGATCTCTGCGATTGACGATCTTGGTGTAGTCATAGAATTGTACCTCTGGAAACTTTTCCATAATCCCATGACGTTCCCACCTGATATCGCTAGTGCCATTGAGCCTGACACATGGTTCATAACCTTTGCGACCTGCCCTTCTGACTATGGAGGCTATGTCCTTCTCGAGTAGATGGAGAAAGAGTTCACGCTCCTGGAAATACAGGATAGTTTTTCTGAGTCGTGCATTTTGAACGCTACTCATTCTGCCTCTACCTTGGTGGTACAGACAGGCACTGGCACATCCCTCACTAGCACTTGGACACACATTCCAACCTGACTGAGTGTGTGGTGCTAGGTGAAGGATACCAGTCTCATAGCCAAGTTGCTCAGACTTAGCTGTCTTGGGGTTGCTCGCCCCTGGACTGATTAACTTCATACTCCCTCCTAGTTTAAAGTTCTCCTAAGTTTAATTAAACTCTCCTCCAACTCCTCTGGCGTGTTACTAGATTCACACGCCCAACATACAATCACTAATCCCTGCCATCCCCATGGGCCACGCTCATCTAAGTGTTGGCCACACAGATCGCAATTAACCTGACCATCTTCGTAGATCATGCTCCCTCCTCATAGTATTTGTCCCCAGCTTTCTTATGTTCGTACTCTCCTACTACCTCTTCTTTTATCTCTTCTAAAAAGTGTTCATCGTCATCAAAAGATAAGCGATATTCATTTGAGAATATAAATGCTTCACCTTTGTAGCAGACTATAATGTCCGTCGTGCCGTCTGAGTAATGTTCATCCCCTATGCATAGGTCTTCACCATCTTCGTAGATCATACTTCCTCCTCTCTTATTCGTTCTTGAATCCTTCTAGCTATGGCACTCTGAGCCTCATCATTCTCAGTGAGAATTCGGAAGCCAAGTGTGCTTACACCATGTCTGCTAAAGATAGCCATGCCATCTACGAGGTCTTTCCAGTTATCCTCTCCCTCTCCATCATAGACTCGTTCCCAGCGATCACCACAACATTCGCAGTCACGGCCAGTTTCTACTCCATCGAAGTAAACTGCCTCAGATTTGACTGCTAATTCATTCGCTCCATCTGTGCTGTCAGCTTCCACGATTACATAGTGTGGGCCAACGTAACCACCTCCTGAATTATTCTGCCAGAACTTATACCACATGATTTACCTCCTTAGCTATAGGCTTGAGTTAACTTTGCATAACTTGGCACAGAGTATGAGCCACAAGGCTTGCCTGACATTGCATCTTTCCCAGGCATTGCCTTTGCATATGCTAGTGCAGAGTACTGTCATTGTCGCAAAGACAGATCCAGATTCTTCCAACATTTCCTTTACACTTCTGATGTTACTGAGTCCAATCCTATCCATGATACACCTTCCAATGTTTAATTAAACTTCAAGAGTACTTCCGAACATTTGTGATTACATCCTGGATACTGTGGTATCCCCTCCTCTCTGCTCTGTTGGATATTCTCAGGGTGTAGGCACTCATTGCCTTACACTTGCGAGTAGCATTCTTATTCTTTCGTAGCTTCTCATTATAGGTGGGAATCCACCTGATCTGGAACCTGTCCCACAATCGGTCTGCATATTTTGATATGATTTTGTCGGCACTATGCTGACATAATTCCAGGTCTGTATTGACTGCATACAATGCCTGGGTGTAAGCTTTACGTGATATCATTCTAAGTTTTTGAGGCACTACATTGCACTCAATCATATATAAATTCCTCTAGATAAAGTGAGTAAGGAAAACCACAAATGAACAGCACTTCTGATAAGGGTAGAACCCTAACACCAAAACAATCTGTATTTGCACAGCTAGTCAGTGAAGGCAAGAGCCTAACTGAAAGCTATCGGACTGCATATAATTCCAAAAATATGTCTGACCAGTCCATTAGAATTGAAGGATCTAAACTGGCCAAGTTACCACACGTTGCGTCAGAGATTGACCGACTAACTGACGGCAGAAAAACTAGTAAAAAAGTACAGACAAAAATCCATAAGAGTTGGATCACTGAACGACTAAAAGCTGAAGCACTATCTGACGACAACCCTGCAAGTACTAGAGTACGTGCATTGGAACTACTGGGTAAATCGTCAGGCCTATTTGATGAATCGACTACGCTGATAGTAGAGAACCGAACACCTCAAGATATTGAAGCTGAGTTACGTGATAAGCTGACTGCTATCTTTGGATATGAAGCCTAACAAGTTTAGTTAAACATCATAGCCTTATTGGCCCCAACATTCTCCTGATTCAGTCAACCACACCTGACTGAGTGTGTCTACTCTTTCACCTTCAATATGAAACCAGTCATCAACCCTAGGATTATAACTTATTCGCTGTGCTGATTCTGGTATGGGTGGCAACGTGCCAACCTGATATCTACTAGACCAGAACCAAGTGAATACACTCCTATGGCCACCTTCATACCTAACAGTACGAACAGCCTTACTGTTTAGGTTGGGTTGGTGGATTCTGACTGATTCCAAATAGACTGACTTAACGTGAGTAGTTGGACAGTCCTTACCCTTCATAGTCCAACAGCCTTTGTTAAGGTTCTTATGGAATCGCCTAGGTATCATAGAACCTCCTTGGTTTTTGATTCCAGGTACTAAATAAAAACAAATAGTAGACTAGGGTTTGACCCCTAGCCTACCTGGTTTTGCTATTTGAATTCTTCTATTAGATACCCTGAGTAGTAACTTGGACCACCCCATGGACCTTCATCTAGACTTGCTGTTTTTATTCCCAACATTCCCTGCTGAAGGTAGACCCCGATAATCATATCATTGGGTCTTTCCTTTGCTCTACGCAATAACTCTTTGTCTAGCACTTTTTGTTTATGTGCGTATTCAGGTGGCAATGTTATCTTTTCCATATTATCCCCCAAGTTTAGTTAAACATAACTGACTGGCTGACTGACTAAATGACTGGGTCAGCCTTGAAAAAAATAAAAAAATAAAACAAAAAAAGAGGCCAAGGTTTGACCCTTGACCTCTTTGAAACACCCGACTCATTGAGACAATTTAGATTACTCAGGCACGTAGGAATTTTTAAGTAGTTCCCTTGCACCTTCATCATCTCCCGTAGCAACTCTAGTAACTAAATCTAGAGTAACAACGTCTTCAGAATGAACAGCTTTCAAGGCCTTAGTTGCAACCTGCTTCGGTGTCTCTTTAGACATGAAGGCATAACGACTATCAAATGCTTTTGATAAAGGCCGTTGATAGCTTGCAACTATTGCTTTTTGAAGCCTGAGCTTTTCTGCGATTTTTTCCATTGTGGCTAGCTCTTTTCTATAACCACTATTAGAAAAGACCTCACCACTTTCGGAAGTGTGGGAAAGATTTTTTTCAGCAAGAATCAAATCGATCCGAATCGCCTTCGCTACCCTAGCCAAGTTTGAGAACGTGGCGGGAGTAGCATTACCTGAATTATCTTCAGGACCATAAAGCAGGGCGTTTGATAGCTCTGCAATTTGGGACTTGCTACCAAGATAAATGATCTGACTTATGGCAAGCCATGGCCCGAACATTTGAGAAAATTGATTCTTAGCAATCTTCACCTGACTATCTTGCAAGTCATGAAAAGCTTCTGAACACAGGACCCGAACACTAGAGAAAATCTTTTGAAAACCCATATCCTTGATAGCTGATTTTCTAGCTTCCTCAGATAGGTCTAAGAGACCATACGATTTATTAGTGGATGAACC